GTGATGTTTTTCCCGCCTTTTTCCCAGCTGTCTTTAAAGGCCGATGCTGCTTTTCTGCCTGCGCCTTTTGCTGATTCGGCCGCTTTGTCTCCTGCGTCTCTTAGTTTGTTTCCTGCGTCTCCCAGCTCGTCGAGTAAGTTGTTTGCCGCATAGTTGTAATTACTGACCTGTTTTGCACTTGATTGTGCCAGACTGCTTGCCGCTTCATTAAAGCTCTTTGCAGAATGGTACTGCTTTGCACTGGTGCTTTTCTTTGCCAGCTCTAGATATCGGTTTGCCAGCTCTGCGGTGTTGTTGCCGTATTCGTACATAGCTGATACTGCCGCCGCTTGTGCGCTCTGCTGGTTGTAGTGCTGTGTTCCGATGCTTGCACTTGCCCCGCTTGGCGTTGCTGTTGCGCCGTTGTTTGCCGCTAGTATTGGATTGATGCCCGCTGCGATCATGTCCTTTACAGTGTCCTGATATGCTGTGCCGCGCATTTCCTTTGCAAAGGCTCTTTCTGCCGCCGCTTCTGCGGAGTTGTACTTTTTTGCGCTTGCTTGGCTTCCTGCGTTCATCAGATTACTGATAATAGAGCTTAAAAAGCTCATGCCGTTTGCCATGTTTACGCTGCCCTGATTGTTGTATGTGGTGATGCCTGTTGGTGTTCCAATCTGTGTTGAGCCAATTTGCTGCGGTGCTGTCAGGCTTCCGGTTGTTGTTTCGCTTCCGCTTGATGTTTCTTTTCCGGCTCTCTGGCTGCTTGTTGCACTGCTCTGGTTTGAGCTCATTGCAACGCTTGTCAGCAGGCTAAGCCCCTGCATGATGTACGGCATCCATGATAAAAGTGTACCCATTTAAAAATAGCCGGGTCTTTGCCCGGCTTCCTCCTTTCTTAAATTCTTTCGATTCCCGGGATGCTATAGATAGGCATTTCCCTGAACCACGTTTCATTGAACCAGAAATCACACAAGAATTGGTGGCTTACTGCGGACGTTACCGCAATAGTTCTATCGATGTTTTCACGTCCTTCCTGAATCCACTCCGCCGACAGTGTCGGCAGCTTGTCATAGTCGTCTGCATAGTGCCATGCATCCAAAGACGTCTGATAGTTTGACCTCATTTCTCCGGTTACGTAGGAAGGCTTGTAGCGGTAATCCGCCCAAGCTTCCTGATAGCCAAAAATCTGGCTATCTTTTTCGCTTCCGTCTGCGTAGATCTCGCGATTGTATACTGGCTGTTCACCCAGTGCTGCAAGACGTGGGTCGTAGTACGTGAAACGACCGCCGCGCGTCCATTTGGTTCCAAGGCCCTGTTGGTAGCTGTGTTCCACTCGTACCACTGCCAGACCGATGATATAGCCGTACTCCGTTGCTGCATAGTCTGCCATCTGTTTTGAACAGGTTGTCAGGCTGTATGCCGCCGTGTTGCCCAGTGCCTGCCCGGTCGTGGTGTCTGTCTGGCTGGTCTGCACCACCTGATTCACATTGATTGCAATGCGCTGCCCGCCGATGTACTCAGGAATTTGCAGACGGCTGTCCGGACTTGTTACGCCCCATGTCCCGGAAAGGAATTCTCTGTACCTCGTGCCGTTTCTGGCATCGGCTTCGAAGATGTGCTGCAGCGCTATAGCTTGTCGTAAGTCGTTGATGGTTGTTGCTGTTACGTTGCTTAGGTCTGCTCCGAGATAGCTTATTTCTTTTGCCGTTCCGTTTCCTACATATGTTTGTGCCGGCGTTCCTTCCCAGAGTAACATATCGTAAAGCCTTTGATTTGTTGTTCCTCCGGCATCTGTTTGACTTGTAAAGCTGTTTATTGTTTGTCCCGTTTTATTTTTAAGTTCTTTGTCTGAGTATGCATATACTCCCGCTGCTCCTGCCATTGGCAGTGTTACCGGTTCTGCATTTTTCAACGGCGAAGGAAGGCAAGATGTGAAATAATCGTGGAATTTGCCCGCCCTTGCCGGTTTCATTGCATACAGCGTTGCTTCGTTGGTGTTGGTCGTCTGGTCGAGAGCGTTTGCATTTTCGGTTACTTTGCTTGCGTCTGCGGTCGTTCCACCGTCATCCGTTTTTTTGTATCCCAACATAAGCGGCGCTTCGAGATTTTCATCTCTGAACCACTCGTTGTAAATTTTGCAGTATGCTCGTGCAGGTAATGCGTTTACTTCCAGCGCGTTCGTTACCTGTGTCGGCAGTCCGAAGTAGTCACCGATGGAACCATTTTCAAGGCCGCTGGTGCCGCCGATGGTGCATTTAGGAGTGGAATACTCTGTATCTTCTGCCCAATAGTCGGTGTCGTTTTCACCGAACATATTTTCAAAGTGTTCCCACAAAAGTCTTGCAGGCACAAAGAAGAAATATGTGTCCATGTAGCAGTTATCCATGATGGGATAGATAGGTGTGCTCATACGAATAAGCCCGTTAAGCTGTATCCGTGCCGTGTCACCCGGCAGCACTTCATCCATATAGATTGGTACCAGTTCGCCTTCGTTGATGGTCGTCAAAAGCTGATGACCGCGGTCAAATTTTGATCGCGGTCTTTCCATTCTCGGTACTTGCGCGAAATGGCTTTCACTGTTCCGGTTCGTTCTGCTTCACCTCCTCTTTTTTTTCTTCCGGCTTCTCTTCCGGCTTCGGCTGTTCGGTCTTCTGTGTCTGTTTCAGCTGTTCCAGCGTTTCCGCTGCCCTCTGTGCCGTTTCGTGCATCGTCACGATGTCTTTAGGCAGATTTTCCAGTGGCGTGCCTTCTGTGTAGATTGTGCTCTTTGCTTTGATGGAAAAATCTCCGGCTTCTAGTCTCGCGATTGCGCTTGCGAGGTCGTACCCCTCGCCCGCCTTCTGAATTTTTTCGTAGACATTTTCATCCGGTTGTCGGATGTAGTCCGTTTTGCCGTTCGGTCGCTTTACCGCTTTCCACGTTGGTGCCGTTTCGCTGCCGGTTTTGCTTGTCACTCTTTCGGTTGGCATTCCGTAGTACCGTACCAGAACGTTAGGATTTAGCATTGTACGTCTCCTTAAGGTCTACCAGCTTGCACAGCTGGTTCGGTTTTGCTCCGAACATTTCGCCGGTTTCCGTGTTGAAGTCGCCCAGCTCTACCAAACTGATGTCCTCGATTTCCTGCAGTTTGGACTCGTTTGCCTTCCACTTTGCGGTTCGGATTGCCTGCGCCCTGTTCTGCTGCAAGAAAGGGCTGCTGTAGCCATTCGTGATTGCATCGTGAAAACTGTAGAATTTCAGTGTCATTTTTTAGCCCCTCCAACGTGCTTTTTTAGCTCTTATGTCTATGTGTGTGAAAGTTAAATAACTTCCGATGCCGTATTTATTTGGATATTTGTCTTTCAGATACTTTTGTACCCATCTTGCCGGAATATCAGATACTTGGATATCGGCCGCCGTGCCTTTTGTGTGTTGTGAGTTTTTTACACCGCCGATTTTTGCGTTGTATTCTGGTGTCCGGTATCCAGATGTTACAATCACCGGTTTGTTGAAATGTGCGCGTATATCTTCCAAAACGTCTATAAGTTCTGTGTCCACAATTACCTTGTCGCATCGGAAGTCTTTTTGTGCAAATTCTTTTACTTTGAAGTGTTCACTTATCTGGTGGGTGCTCTGATTAAATAAGCTGTATTCTTCACGTGGCATCTTACTCTTCCTCTTCAGTCTCTTCCTCTTCCTTCACAATTGCGTGGTAAATCTTATCCAGCATTGCGAGAATTTTCAGAAAGATGTTCATGCTTTCATTAAAGTCCATTTGTTCACCTCCTTTCATTGTTCCGTTTGGAACATTACAGCCGGATGCCGCCCCGGCTGACCTTCGGCCGGACGTTGATGTTTTTCGTCCGCTTTGCGGTCTGTGTAAACTTCCGTTGATCGCCACGGCCTGCGCCGCTACGATGTGCCATTGTGTTACCTCCTTTCTGCGTTCTGGTTTTATTATATTGTCAGTGTGTGCAAAAGTCAAGGTTTTTCGTTGAAAAATTTTGACGTTGCGCACACTTGCCCGCTGCAGGCGTTTTGCTTTATTGGTTATAAGATCTCTTTTGGTTCTCTCCACTTTTGTTTTTGCTTGTTTTTTTCTTTTTGTATCTCTAGGTATGTTGAGTATGGAACACTGTTGTTTTGCTCTAAGTTTACAAGGCTTAGCACTGCGTTTCTTCGTCTTTTGGCTCTTACCGCTCTCAGCTTGTCAGAATGAGCCTTGAAATAGCTTTCAGTGTCTTTTTTGGTATCTTCTTTATCAAGAAGCTTGTCAAAGTATCTTGGTGGCCTTTTCTGCCGTCCTCCTGCGCATGTGATGTTGTCGGTTTCTAGTATTTCGTTCATGTGCTCTTTTAGGTACTCTTCCCCGATGCCTTTTGACATGATTCTAAACTCTGGTTCACGGCCTTGCATCCAGTATTTTGCGCTCTGCTCTGCGCCGATTGCTTTTTTATTGACGTACTGTGCCACATATGCGTAGGAACCCGGTGCTGCTGGGGAAAAGTCTACAAAGCCTTTTCCCCATAAGTTCGTTAGCCATTCGCTCTTAAAGTACGCGTTGCCCTTTTGGTTTTTGTACCATACTCCATCCTTTGGTTTTAGTCCGAAAAAAATTCCGTGGTAGTGTGGCCTTTTTGTTTTGTCTCCGTACTCTCCTGCTATGAAGTATTTTATCGGCTTCTTGTATGCTTTTCTGAGACGCTTTAGAAAAAGCTGCACGTCTCTTTTGCTTACTGTTTGAGATTGAATACTTTGGTATCCTTTTAGAATTTCGCCGTATGGAACGTGTTCTTCGTCGTAGGTCATTGTAACGAAAATCACATCTTTCCATTTTTGGGCCTCTAGTTCTATTCTCGTTGCCCATTGGTCTGCCATCTGTTTTCGGCAGTATTCACATTTTCCGCATGGCAATAATGCAAGGTTTCCTTTTTTTACGCCGTCCATGATGGTTTGTTCTAGGTTCTGTTTCTTTAGGTAGTTTAGACTTCCCCACATGGTTGGCTTTTTCGTGTTCATCTGGAAAACATTCGGATTTGTACATGGCATAGGTTTGGCGCAAGCTTACTTGTCTATCTTGCGCCAGTTGACACCTCTCTTTCGTTTTTGATTTAAATTGCGTGCGCGTGCGCGTTTCGCGCGCGTGCGCGCAATACCTTAGCATCTATCGATGTGACAGTCCCCGCGTTAGGGGACGCTGTCGCAAAGGGGCCGTCAACGGTAGTTTGACGGCCCCTGTTTTACTACTCTTATGCTCTTCTTCTTTTTGTCTCTTTGGTGTCCCTGTGTTGGGAAACCTTAGCTTTGCGCGGAAGGGCTTTTATTTTACTTTATTTGCTCTATCTATTACTTGTTGTAGTAGTAGTAGTAGGCCCTGTTTAAACTGTTGAATAGTCTAATTTTTAGCGTTGATACGTATATTTATCACCTTCTTTTTTGTTGAAAGTTTTGTTGAAAACTTGTTGAATTGTTGAAAGTTCTTTAACGGCCAATTTTTTTGTGTTTTTCTTTGTTGAAAACCTGTTGAAACTGTTGAAACTGTTGAAAACTTAATCTCCTCTATATGCGCCCATTATCTGATTAGGATTGATTGACGTGTATGGTGTGATGTTTTTCCCGCCTTTTTCCCAGCTGTCTTTAAAGGCCGATGCTGCTTTTC